GGATCAACAGAAATAAGCTTTGAGGCTAAGAGTATATCCGAGCATATACCTAGCTACATTAGCGGAAAGATTACAAAGATTGAAGCTTCTTCGTTAGCAAGCACAGTTATAGTGCAGACAAATACAGGTGATAACACTTTGTACATCTACAAGTATTACAATCAAGGAAATCAAAGGGTGCAGTCAGCTTGGTCAAAATACGAGTTAGCTTGTAACTACATTAAAGGCGGTCATTTTATAACAGATAAATTTCACCTTATTGAAGGACACTATGAAGGCTCTGGAACAACTCCATCTGCCACATACCAAATATTTAGCTATTTAAAATTTGATAACACAGACAGTTTAACTAATTCTGTAGACTTGTCTTATACAGTTCCTACTGGGTCAATGGATGCAAATACACCTACATCTGGCAAAACACGAATTACTGCTAAGTGGAACATAGCCGACAATGGAAGTGATACTGAGGGTAGAAAGTCAAAAATTATTGTATTTGATTCTGCAACAAATACGACTTATCCAATAGATTATTCTAACACAACCAATCAATATGTTGTTGTTACAGGAAACATTGCATCAACAGCTACTATTGTGTTAGGTTTAACATTTGAAGCATCATACGAATTTAGCAAACAATACATTAAGCGTGGTGGCAGAGACGGTAAAGAGGTAGCGATTACAGATGGCAGAACTACAACTAAGTGGTACGAGGTCTACTTTAACGATACCCAATACTTAAAATCTACTGTTAGCTTTCCCACAGTTAGTGATTTTAGGTCATCGTCTGTAAAAGAATATACAGGCTCATTTTCAGGTGGAGCGGTTACAGGAGATCAACCGTCAGAAACCTCAACATTAAGAACATCGGTCGCTGCAAGAAGCGACCTTCCAACAATTACTTTAAGTTCAGATACACATCAGACAGTTACGATTACTGGTGCTGCTTT